GTAGTGGTTTTTGGGATAGTTGGGGACCTGGTGCAAATTCACCAAGTGATACATCTCACTATGTTGGTATGCAAACTTATCACTATGTAAACGGATACAATAGTGGATATGGATGGCAATTAGCAGGTGGACCTACTGATTCATTATGGTGGAGACATAGTTGGCCATCTAATAGTGGTTGGTTCAAAGTTGCTATGTACGATAATAGTGCAAGTGCTGGGGGTGGTTTATATGCAGGTGCATTTTATGATTCAAACGATAGTGGATATTACTTAGACCCAAATAGTACTTCAAATGCCGCATTAAGAATTAGAGGTGGTGCATTGCATGGACCTAACCCTTCTTGGGGAGCATATATGTATGTTGGTTCAAACGGTAGACCGGGTGGTGAAGGTTCTGTTGTGGTAACAAATGGTAACTTACACTTAGATTGTCAAAACGGATATGAAACTTATATTAACCACTATTCTGGTAATAGAACGTATCTTTATGAAATAAGAACAAACTTTATTTACGATAGGGATAATACGGGATACTATTGGGATGGTAATGGTACATCATCTTCTAACGTTAATTATTCAAACATTTATTATGACCAGGATGGTACATGGTATGGTGATTTCAATGGTAACTCTAGAATGAACTCTGGTGACTTCTTCTTTGCTGGATTTAGTCATATGTATCGTTTGGGAACTCAAAACTCGTGGAATGCATATGAAGGATTTGGTGTTTCAAATTCGGATAATGGAGCAAACGCAACATTTGAAGTAAACGTTTACGGTCAATCTGGTGACTGGAGTTCTTGTGGTTTCAACTCTAACGCTCGTAAATATGAGTGGTATTGTGGATACACCAAAATGATGGACTTGGATGAGGGTGGACACTTGAGAACTAGAGGTGCACAATGGGAGTGGAATGGTTTCTCTGATGCAGATTTGAAAACCAACTTACAGGTTATTGATAACGCATTAGAAAAAATATCACAAATTAGTGGTTACACTTATGAATTTACTGAAGATTCTCCATATAGAAACAATGATATTGAGGAAAGAACACATGGTGCTGGTTTAATTGCACAAGAAGTTGAAGCAGTATTACCTGTATTAGTTGATGAAGATTGGGTTGGTGGTGAGTACAATAGATACTTCAAAACTCTTAACTACAATGGTGTACATGGTTTGACTGTTCAGGGTATTAAAGAATTAAAAGGATACCATGATACATTGGAAGATAGAGTTGCTGCATTAGAAAGTAGATTGGAGCAATTAGAAAGTAGAATACAAAATTTAGAAAATTAATAATTACAGTTATAAACATTAAATAATATGGCAATTACATACGAATATTTTATCAAAGCAATATCAACGGATACTGCTAGAATTAATAAGCAGGAATTTCCAAATACAATTAGAGCTATACATTGGGATTTAATTGGTACACATGAAGATGGAACGGTTGAGAAACTTGAAAGTATAACAACTTTTGTAAAATTTATGTCAAGACACACTGGTAGTTTTACAGCATATGATGATGTAACTCCAAATCAGGTTATGAATTGGATTGATGAAGCAGCTGATACCGATTCAATGAAATTTGGTTTAGATATGGCAATAAATAAAACACAAATTGTGCCAAATACTACTCATTTTAATAATTTACCTTGGAACAAATAAAAATAAAAAATAAATATATTTATACTATATAATAAAAGATTAAAATTATGGGATATACATACGAATGGTCAGTAGCTGGTGTTAAAAAAGTGAACTCCGAAAATATAGATGAGGCAGTAATTGGTACAAGATGGAAAGTTATTTGTACTGACGAAGATGGAAATACTGGTGAATTTGTGGGAGCAACTCCATTTGATTTGCATACAATTGATACTGGTAGTTTTACAGCATATCAAGATTTAACAGAAGAGCAAGTATTAGGGTGGATTAAAAATGTGGTTAGTGGTTCAAATGTGAGCACTAATTATTGGGCACACATTCAAGGACAAATGGACAAACAAATTAGTAGAAGTAAATTATCATTTACTGAAGTTAGTGATATTGGTTTACCTTGGTCACCAACAAGTGGTTCTGTGACACCTGACCCATTAATAAAAAATTACTAATAATACTACAAATTATTGTTTTTAATACCCAAAGCATATTTTTAATATAAAATTTATGTTTTGGGTATTTTGTTTATATTTATATGTGTAAATTGGAAAACTTTTTACGCAATAACAAACATAGAATTTTAGAGATAAAAAAATGGCAGAAAGAATTGTATCACCCGGTGTATTCACAAGAGAAAACGATTTATCCTTCTTAACGCAAGGAATCGGTGAAATCGGCGCAGCATTTATAGGTCCTTTCAAACAAGGACCAGCATTCGTTCCAACGATTGTAAGAACTCAATCGGAATTTGAAGAAATCTTCGGAACACCCGATGGGACATATTATACTGAATATGCAGTACAAAATTACCTTAGAGAAGCTGGAACAGCAACTATTGTAAGAGTAGCTGGTATTGGTGGATATCAACAACCATCTCCATTAGCAATAAAAGGGGTGGATATTAATGGAAACTCTAAAATAGTAGGAGTTTTATATTCTACTAAAGTTGGATATTCAGGTGGAACTACTGTTGGATTTCAAGCTGCTAGTACATCAATAACAGGTAGTGGATTAGCAACTTCTGGTTCATTTGTATTGACTGGATTTTTCTCTTCTGGTTCTACCGCAGCATCTATAAGTGGTAGTATATTTTCAACTGCTGTAAATGATTTGGGTGATGTATTTGGTGAATCTCCATTTGGAGCTAAAAAAGCATATTCTTACATTTATTTAGAAAATACTGTAAGTGCTTCTTATACTGGTTCTGGATTAGCTCGAATTGCAGCTAGTAATTTACCAACTCAAGATTACGCATACGATGCACAAGCCGCAGAAACACCAATGGTTCAATCACAATTGATTAGTGGTGAGAGATATGATTTATTTAAATTTGTAACATTAGGTGATGGTACATTATACAATACTAAATTTAAAATTGGTATATCTAATGTAAAAGCAGCTGGTGAAGATGGAGCAACTGATTATTCTGTATTTACTGTAACGATTCGTTCATACTCTGATACTGATAAAAGAAAGGTAGTTTATGAAACATTTAACAATGTAAACTTAGACCCTGCTTCTCCAAATTATATTGCTAGAAAAATTGGTGATAGATATATGACTATTGATTCAAATGGTAAAATTACTGAATATGGTGATTATTCAAACAAATCAAAATATGTAAGAGTTGAAGTATCAGCTCAGGGTTCATTCCCTATTTCAGCAGCACCATTTGGACATGGAGCATATACAAACCCAATTAAAGCAAATAGTAACGCTGAAGCTAAACAATTCCCAGCAATAACTTTCCAAACAAATTCAACTGGAAACACATCATCATCTCCAATTTATTATGCTGGATTTGATTTTGAAACTACTGGTGTATCAATGGATAACAAACAATACTTAAAACCAATTCCTGTAAATGCTGAAACTGGTTCTAACGTAGCATTTGCATTTGATTCTCAACTATCATATGTAATGACTGGTTCGGTTTCATCTGACATGGTTAAAAGACAATTTGTATTAGGATTCCAAATGGGATTCGATGGTACTAACCCAACAACTACCATTAATTTGGGAGATATGATTAGTGCAGCTAACTCACAAGGATTTAATTGTTCAACATCTGCAGCATCTGGTTCGGTAGGATACGCTAAAGCAATCAATGCTGTATCTAATCCTGATGAATGGGATATTAATATGGTTGTAACACCTGGTATTATAAGAAGTTTACACCCATCAATTACTACAAAGGCAATTGATATGTGTGAAGATAGACAAGATTGTTTCTATATAGCTGATTTTAACGCATCTATGGATACGATTACTGAAGCAACTGAACAAGCTAACTCTGTAGATTCAAACTATGTAGCAACTTACTACCCTTGGGTTAAGACTATTGATAGTAACACAAATAAATTATTGAGTGTTCCACCATCAGTATTGTTACCGGCAGTATTTGCACAAAACGATAGATTAGCAGCAGAATGGTTTGCACCTGCTGGTTTAAATAGAGGTGGTATTACTGGAGCAGTTAGTGTATTGAATAGATTAACACACTCTGAAAGAGATACTCTATATGAGAACAAAGTAAACCCAATTGCAGCATTCCCTGGACAAGGTATTGTAGCATTTGGACAAAAAACATTGCAAGATAGAGCATCTGCATTGGATAGAATCAATGTAAGAAGATTGTTAATCACTGTTAAGAAGTACATCGCTTCAACATCTCGTTATTTAGTGTTCGAACAAAACACAGCAACGACTAGAGGTAAGTTCTTGGCAACGGTAAATCCATATTTGGAAAACATCCAAAAGAAGCAAGGTCTTTACGCATTTAGAGTGGTAATGGATGAAACTAACAATACTCCTGATGTAATTGATAGAAACATATTAGCTGGACAGATATTCTTACAACCTGCTAAGACTGCTGAATTCATTGTAATTGATTTCAACATCTTACCAACTGGAGCATCGTTTACGGCATAATATAAAAAAAACAAAAAACAATATTTATAATTACTAAATAGAGACTAACAAAATGGCAGAAATATTAGAATACGATAAGATTTTCTTTCAGAATTTCGAACCAAAAATGAAAAACCGCTTCGTGATGGAGTTCACTGGTACTGGAATCCAAGCGTACACTGTAAAAGCGGCAAATAGACCATCAATTACATTTGAAAAGGTAACATTAGACCATATCAACGTTAAAAGACAGTTGAAGGGTAAAGGAGAATGGCAAGATTTAGAGGTAACTCTTTATGACCCAATCGTACCTTCTGCCGCACAAGCGGTGATGGAATGGATTCGTTTATCACATGAATCGGTAACTGGTAGAGATGGATACGCTGATTTCTATAAAAAAGATATCACTATCAAAATGTTAGGACCTGTTGGTGATGTAATCGAAGAGTGGACTTTAAAAGGAGCATTTATTCAAGCAGCTAACTTTGGTGACTTGGATTGGAGTAACGCTACTGACCCAGCTAACATTACATTGACTTTAACAATGGATTACGCTATCTTGGAGTACTAATATTCGCTAATTATATAAGAAAAGGGATTTCCGAAAGGTTATCCCTTTTTTTGTTTCTAATTTTTTACTTTTTATGTATTTATATATACAAACTTAAACATTACAAACGTTATGGCAGAAAGAGAATACGATTTTCCAACGGAAGTATTAGATTTACCATCTGAAGGTAAATTATATCCAAAAGACCATCCATTGGCATCTGGAAAAATCACAATAAAATATATGACAGCAAAGGAGGAAGATATACTTTCTTCTCAAAACCTTATTAAAAAAGGTGTTGTGTTGGATAAACTATTTGAATCTATTATTGTGGATAAAATAAATCCAGATGATATTATAATTGGTGATAAAAACGCAATATTATTAGCAAC